TAATTGAATTAAATAATAATTCTGAAAAATTTTCAATCGAAAAATTGAACAATTTTATAATTAATGAAATTTTTGAAACTTTTGAATATAATTTTTTAAATTCAAGAAAAAGTACAATTATAATAGATGGTGAACCTAAAAAAGATATGACTATTATCAATTTACTCAAAATTATGAATAATTTAAAAATTACTCATACAAATAATATAGATTCAGTTATTAAAATTTATGATTATTTAATAAATATGGAAACAGATAATTTTATTTATTTAAGTAAAAAAGAACAACATGAAGATGATAGAGAAATTTATGAATTAGATTTAAATCTTAAAGCATTATGTAATTTAGTTCAGATTATTTTTAAATTTTTTAATAATTATAGTTCTAGAGAAATGGTAGTAAAGTCCCAAAGTATTAAATTAAAACAGCTGAATGAAGTGTCAAAATTAATTAATAGCAAAGAATCTGATGAAAATGTTTTGATGTATAATGGTGATATGGCAAAATGGTCTGGTCAAGATCTATCAGACAAATTTTTATTATTATCAAATTTAATGAAGAAAAAAGGATTGATTAATGATAATTTAAAAAATATTATAGATTTAACTATATTTAAACTACAGAAATCAAAAATTGTTTTTAAAAAACCTAATAATTATAAATCTTTTTCAAATGTGAATAAATTCAATGAAGATTTATTATACACAAGTCTTCCAAAAAGTTGGCCTCAAGGTATATTACAAAATATTTCATCATTTGTTCATCAACTTGAACAATCATTTAGAGAAAAATTATTAAAGATAAATATAAAAAATCTGAAATTAATACAACTAGTACATTCAGATGACAAAAATGAAATTTATATTTTTAAAAATAATAATAATTATGACAAGCTAAAGATTGAAAATTTGATAATTAAGCTAAACACTTTCATTCCAAAATTATACTCTTTGAATTGTTCTAAAACTAAAGACTCATATTCTTATTATGTTTCAGAAATGGTAGGTCTTCAAAACTTTAGTGGTAAATTATTTGATAATGCATATAAAACAATTGCAACTATGTTCACATCATTACCATTTGATAACCCTTCTGGTTTGTATATGTCTTTCATAAGTAGAATTTGTGAATTCTACAGAAAATCTAGTCATCTTATATTGAGTAATTGTTTGGAATATTTAGTGTATTTTTTTGTGAAAAGAATAATGAATAGAGAATTAAGTGTTTATTTAGATTGTTCTAAAGGAGGGAGATTATTAAGTAATTTTTATTCTTTGAATATTTATGGATTTAAATCTGATTCAATTTTGAAGGATTACTTATTTAATATAAAAGTTCGCAAATTTAATAAAGAAATTTTTTATATAAAAAGTTCAAAAATTAACTTTGAAAAATCCAAAATTGACAAACTAAAACAATTGACAAGTGAAATAAATTCTGATAGTAAGGGTAACTTTGACACTTTAACAATCAAAGAATCTTTGATAAATCAAGATCAGATTCAAAGAATTAAAAAAAGAATAATGAATGAAAGATTAGATGTTGTAAGGAAAAAATCTTCTATAAAATATATTCTTTCTTTATTGAATTCTTCAAAATACACAAAAATCTGTATCAGAAAAAATAGTGATTTGGATAATAAAATTTACAATTTGATGCAAGATCTAAACAAAATTGAAAGATTAGATAAAATAATAGATATTTCAAATTTAATAGATATAAACAAACAGTCATATTTAAAATTATATAAGATTAGAGGGTATAAATTGTTATATGATATATTAAATTTAAAACCAGAAAACAATTTGATAGATGTTTCAGAGGAATTTGATTTTAAATATAAAAATTTAAAAATGTTAGACAAAAAAATAATTGATCTAGATTTGTCATTTGTTTCAGAAAATAAGTCAATTAACAATAATGATTTTAGAATTAAATTTTTTAGAAGATTCAC